GATTGGACTGATCGCGATAGGTTTCACTACTTTAGTGGTTTTGTATTGGGTATTGCTTCACAGATGGGGTTAAATATTCGTTGGGGCGGTGACTGGGATCAAGATACTAAAACAAAAGATAATAGATTTGATGACCTTGTACATTTTGAGATAAGAGAATAGTTTGAAAATTAAAGATACTGTTGTTGTCTTTCCTGATATTCACTTCCCTTATCATGACGAAAAAGCACTCTCTTGTGCATTAAAGGTATTAGAATACGTAAAGCCTTCTGCATTTCTATTGCTTGGTGACTTTGTAGAGGGCGAGAGCGTAAGTCATTGGCAATGGGCAAAAAAGAAAAGACCTCCATTAGAGTATCAATTACCTGCTATAAAAGAAGAAATTGTATTAGCTAATGAAGGTTTAGATAGAATAGATGAAGCTTGTAAAAAAGCAAAAGTAAAGAAAAAAATATTAACTATGGGAAACCATGAACTTTGGTTTGATAACTTCGTTGAAGAGAATCCATATCTAAAAGGATATAAAGCTATAAATGCTTTTAAGATTAAAGAAAGAGGTTACGATAGTTATCCCTATGGTAAATATATTAAGATACTGGGTTCTAAGTTATATGCATATCATGGTGGACATTATTCAGGTATTAATCATACGAGGAGTCATGTACTTAACTTAGGAGTAAATGTAATCTATGGACATACTCATGATTCTATGAAGTCTGTAGTTACACATTTAACAGGAGCAAAGATGGCCTACTCCATGGGTTGCCTGTGTAAAATGGAGAAAGAATTTTTAAAGAATAGACAAACTAATTGGACACACAACGTAGGTATACTAGATATATTTACTAATGGTGATTTTAATTTAAATGTCTTAACAATTATAAATGGTAAAACATCTTATAATGGAAAGATTATAGGATGAAGAAATTAAGTGATGTTATATCTGATCGTAGAAAATATTACGGTAAGAAAAAGAAAAGAAAAGTAAAGAAACGTGCCAAAAGAAATACTAAATCTAAATGATTTCTCTGCTGGTTTAATTGACAATTCAGATCCTAGAGATATACCATTAAATGCACTAGCAGAAGCTAATCATGTATCTTATAAGGATAGAAGCTCAATTAAAATAACAGGCGGTGGTCAAGATCACAACTTTATAAATCCTAGTTTTTTTAGTGGATTTACTGCAGCAGATGGATCAACAGGTGATACTTCTATATTAGGACATATAGCTGGTGGCTATGGAGTATATACTTTTGAATCTGATTTTGATTTAGGATATACTGCTCCTGCTAGTAAAAATGCATCTGGAGCTACTGATTCTGGATCAAAATATGTAGCTATAGTAGATTGTCTTACAGCAAGAATGGGATTATATGATTATACATCTAGAACATTTAATTTAATAAATGGTGATTACATTCCTCTAGCAGGTGGCAACGCTAGTGTCAATATTGGGAGTCATAGTTTTGGAACTGATAAATTAGCTTTCAATGTTGGTTCAACTACAGGAGGTGTAAGAAAAGATAATATAGTAGATGATGATTCTACATTTATAACTAAAAAAATAAAAGCAAACGATTATATTAGAGTAGAAGGATCTTCAGATAATAGTAATGCTAATAATTTTCAATGTTTAAGGGTAAGAGAAGTAAGTAGAAATACAATTACTTTAGATCATTTAAATGTATTAACAAGTGATTCAAATGAAGCAGCAACAATTTATACTTTAATAAAACCAGTATTTTATTATGCAGATAACGCATTAAGGGTAAGTGATGAATCTTATTTTTTATCTAAAAATCCTGGTAGTGAAACAAATCCTAATCATCCTAAAAATACTTGGTTTGGATATATAAAAAGAAATCATTTTATTAATTCATCAAATGGAGATTCTTATTTAGGTACAACAAGTCAATTTGATTCATGGGATTTTAAAGATCCACAACTTACAGCTCCAACTGCAACAAGAGTAGATGCTAGTGGAATTACTCATGTGAGTGCCAATACAGGATTTTCATTAAGTTTAGAAGGCGATACAGCCTTGTCAACAAGTGGATTTGTAAACTCAGCTTATCAGATAGCATCTACATTTATTTATGATGGTAATCAGGAATCATTACTATTTGTACCTAGTAGTAATCATACTTTTACACCTAGTGGTAATAATAGAAAACTACAATTTAAAGTAGGATTTAAAGCACCTTATAATTCAAGATTAACAGGTGGTAGAATTTATGCAAGATTAAATGATACAGAAGATGAATGGTTTTTATTAATCGATATAGATCTTTCTAGAGGTGTTAGAACTAATCTTACAGAACCATATACAAGTTTTGATTCAGGATCTGCAAGTGGTACAACTGAAATGATAAGTGATGATATATTTTCTTCTGATATAAATTTAGAAACTTATGAAATATTAAATGGATTTACACCTAATGAAAAAAAGATAGATATAGGTGGATATGGAGAAGGTTATAAAACAGCATTAATTACAAATAGAAGAGCTTTTATTGCAAATGTAAGAACACAAGATGATAATGGTGTAGTTGTGCAAATGAGAGATAGAATAATGTACAGTCCTGTTGGAAAGTTTGATACATTTCCACGTAGTTTTTTTATTGATGTTGTACGTGGTGATGCTGGTGAGTTTATTAAGTTAGAATCTATAGGAGATAGATTATTAGCATTTAAACAAGAAGAATTGTTTATAATTAATATTGCATCACAAAATCCCGTAAATTGGTTCTTAGAGGGCAGAATAGCTTTTGCTGGGTGTAACCATAGCTCTGCTGTAGTTAAGACCTCCTTGGGGGTAATATGGGCTAATAAATATGGTTTTAATATATTTGATGGAAATAATGTTACTAATCTAGTTACTGGTAAGATAAGTGAAGATACATGGAGTAATTTTTTTACTAACGGTACTGTTGTTGGATATAATCCATTGTACAACTATGCTATATTAGTTAAAGATACTATTAACAATGATACATCTAATGAAGCAAGTAGTTTAATATACGATTTTAAAACACAAGCATGGTCACAAGCAGATGGAACTCTGAATGAAGGAACTGGATCAGGAAGCGTAATTACTAACTTAATACCAGATTATGACAACAATATTACTTATGGTCATCAAATACAAAAGATTGGAAGTGATACTTACAATTCTTCATCTATTGATCAGGTTATAACAGTCAAAGAATGGGAAGAAGATAATTTTACTAAAGAAGCTAATCAATTTAATTTTGTAACAAAAGATTTAGACTTTGGAAGTCCAGGTAGAAAGAAAAGAGTATATGCAATATATATTACCTTTAAAAGTGGTGCTTCTCATACAGATCCTGTATCTTTTGCAATTGATGGTAGTAATACTTTTACAACTTTAACAGGTGATTTTTCTGCAAGTTCTACATATACTGTAGTTAAATTAGTTCCTGCAAGTAAAATTCAATGTGTTACTTTTAGATTAAAAGTTAAAAATACATCTGCGGTTTCAGGTACAGATAATACAGGTATTGTAATAAATAATATATCTATTGAATATAGAACATCTACAAAAAGAATTGCATAATGGAAAGAATACTTAGAAATTTACAACAATCTAAATTAGCAATAGTAAATGGTGTTCCTAATATATTAGAAATGCAAGATGGACAATTAATGATAGCTAAAGAAAGTAATAAAAATCCTAAATTATATATTAAGATAGGTAGTAAAGTTTATATAAATGAATTTAAAGAATTGACGAAAGGATCTTGATATGGCTAGTAGAGCAGATGTAATATTTGCACAATTACAACAAGATGAAGCAAATAAGTTTCAAGAAGAGCAAAGAAGGCAACAAGCATCTTTACAAAATCGTAGCAATAAAATGGGTATTGGTAGATTTTTTGGAGGTGTAGGTGCTGGATTATTAGCATTAGCAACTGGTGGAGGTTCATTGTTAGTAGGTGCTGCTGCTGGTTTAGGTTCAAGACTTGGATCAGAGATTGGTCAACAAAGCACCAAAATAGATGAAGTAGAAAAAGGTAAGTTATATAGAAGAAGAGCACAGATGGCTAGAGATGAAGGCATACAAGCTCAAAGAGATTTAAATAGACGTGCTAATGTAAATGCTTTATCAGATGCTTTTAGTGCTTATACATTAGCTAGTACAGCTGGTGGTAAGACTTTACAAAACTTTTTACAAGAAGGATCAAAAGAAGGATTAAGAGATGCTATTGAAGCTGGTGCTATAAATGCTGCTGATATAGAAGGAACAGGAGTTAGAGCTGGATTAAAAAGATTTGGAGAAAGAGTACAATCGGTAGGAGATTATTTTAAATCATTTAGTCCTAATAGTGAAATGGCACCTGTTTCTGGTTTCAATGCTTTAGCTCAAGCTATGAATGTAAAAGGAGTAGATACAACTACAAAAAGAACAATACCTGCATCTACTGTTGATTTAGTAACTGGACAGTCACCTCCTTCAATTGGTTCATTTATAAATAGAAATATTGAAAATGAATTAGAAAAATTAAAACAATCTCAAATGACAAATACATTTAACACTATGAATACCGATGATTATAATTATAATAGAACATATGGAATTGCTCCAATGTTAGGTGATATAGGTAATAGGTAGAGGATATTAACTATGAGATATAATTTTCAATTTGACGATATATATAAAAAGCCTACTAATCAAATAGCTCCTAGATCTCCATTGATGGCAGCTATGAATAAAGCTGGGCCTGTTATACAACAAGATACAATGAATGATGATCCTGTGACTGCAGTAGAATCTGCAATGTCTAGTATAACATCAAGTAGTGCTAACAATACAAATACTATAACATCTCAACCTATCACTAGCCCTGCTCCTCCATTACCTAGTCCACCAATAGATACTGGGCCTTTGTTTCAACAAGATCAACCAAGGATTGTAGAACAACAAGTTAGAGAAGCTATTCAAACACCTGTTGTGCAAAACTTAGGTGTATCAGAGGGTGGAGCTATTGCTGCAGAAGAAATATTTAGACAGACACAGCAACCTGTAGTTTCAACTGCTGATTTAACAGGAACTGGAGCGGTAGAAGCACAAGAAACATTTGTTGCTCCAACTACTGCAACTACAAATATAAGTCAAAATAATATGTCTGGAGATCCAATAGGTATACCAGATAGTCCAATGCCAGGTGATTATGCAGTAGATAATTTAGCATTAGGCGAAAGAAATATGGAAGTTCAAGATACTTACACTCCTTTATCTATTAATTCTGATATAAATAGAGATGATGATTATGAAGATAATAGAGAGGAAGATAGAGAAGATGATGAGCAAGAAGAAAATAATGAGAATCAAACAACTACAAGAGAAAGACTGCCTATAGATTTACAAAGTATTCTTAAAGGTTATGATGTTCCAGCTTTAAGACAAGAATATGGTGATATATTTCAAGAGTATGATACTACAAGAGAAAGATTTGTTACAGATAGGGCTGATATACAAAGAGGTTTAATAGATGCTCAACTTGGTGAAACTGGATTTTTACAACAAGCTATGCAAAGGCAACAAGCAGGATTAGATATACAGCAAAATCTTTTACAACAACAAGTACTGGATGAAGGTAGCTTACAGTCTAGAAGATTAGATAGATTAGCATTACAAGAAGAGGATATAGCACAGCAGCAAGAAAATGTAATTGGTGGTGCTAGAAGTCAATTGTTTGATGCAATGCAAACAGCTAGACAAGAAACTGGTGGATTCTCAGGAAGCGGAGCTAGAAGTACAGCAGTACAAAGAGCTATAGAAGGTTATAGTGGTGATGTAGGCTCTCGTATTGCATCTTTAAATAGGAACTTTCAAAGAGTTGATTTGCAAAGACAAGATGTAGAATTAGGCTCACAAAGAAGATTAGATGTTTTGGGCTCTCAATTGGATAGGTTAGGATTGCAAAGAGAAGAATTAGATGATTCATTCCAACAAAGAGAAAGTAGATTAGAAGCACAAAGATCTACTTTAGATTTAGGACAAGAAGAAAATATTTTTGGATTAAGAGAAAGATTTGCTGATCAAACCAGGGGCAGGTTGCTTGATTTAATTAGAAGTGAAGCAGATTTAAGTAGGTTTAAATTAGGATCTAGTCCTCCACCAGGCGGAAGCAATCCTGGTTCGACAGGAGGTAATGATACTACTGCTGATTCAAATCAAAGAACAACAACTTTTAGAGTACAATAGGATATAATATGGCAATACAAATAACAAATGATCCGTTAAATCAATTTCTAGATAATTTACCTAGGTATGCTTTAGAATTACGTAGGCAAGATGCACAACGTGATCAATTTAATAGACAGCAATCTTTAAGAGAACAAGCTGCTAGAAACCAACAAACTTTATTTGATTTAACTAGAGATAGACAGAAATATCAAAGTGAAGTATTTAGAAATATGTTAGATACTCAAGTAGATTATAGAAATGCAAAATCTAAATGGGATAATTATGTTAAAAATAATCAATCTTTATTAGATCAGTTTGAAGATAGACAAAAAGCTTTTTTTGGTGTAGGAGCTCCTAAGACATTTGAAAATTTTTTAGAAAGAAAATCTGCTTTTAATAAAAGACTTGGAATAACAGAAAATGTTGTTAAAACAGATAAAGCACTAGCAGAATTAAAAAGTTTGCCAGATTTAAGTGCAATAAAACCAAAAGAACTATTACCACCAAAAAATGTAGAATTAAATCCTAGTTTGTATAGTTTTGCAACTCAGCAAATATTACCAACAAGAGATCAAGATATTCAAAATTTATATAGTATATTTGGTGGCACAAGAATGGGATACACAGTTCCATCAGAATTTACAATGCAAAATATAGTATCAAGGAGTACAAGATAATGGATCCAGTACAAAGAGCAAAACAATTAGTTTTTGCTTACAATGAAAACCCACAAAACTATACAGATGATCAAGCTGAACAAGTAGCTTTTATTGCAGCTCAACTTGGACTACCATTTAGAAGTGAAAGTAAAGCTGTACAAAAGTTCTTTTTTGATTTAATAGATAACATTGCATTTGGTGCATTACCAGATGATCAAAGACCAGTATCAAGAGGTGAAAGAACCCTTGGTGAAACTAAAGCTGAAAGACGTGCAGGTAACTTAGCACTATTAGGATTGTTAGCTCCAGGTGCAGTAGGTGGAAAAATAGCAGGAGCTGGTATTAAAGCATTACAAGGTTCTGTAAGAACTCCAGCTAAAATAAGAGATTTATTTAATAGAGTTGATAGAGTAGGAGCTGCAGCACAAGCAGGTACAAGAATAGCAGGTGCTGGTGCAGCAATGAATCTTTTAGAAGATCCAATGGGAGCCCCAGAAAGAGCATTGACAGGTGCAGCATTAGGCGGTGCATTAGGAGCATCAGGTTTACTTGGATATACAACTAGATTAGCACCAATGACACAGGCAGGTACAACTGGTGTTACTAGACAAATAGCAGGTAGATCATACAATCCATCACAATTACCTGATAGAACTTTTTATATGGGTGGACAACAACAATTAAGATTACCAGCAGCACCTATATTTTTATAAATTAAATGGCATTTAGAAATGAAGCGAACGAGGTTCAATCATTAATTAATCTTTATCGTGCTAATCCTAATATGTTTGATGATAGTCATCTAGATGTATTACAAGAAAAAGCTGATAAATATAATATTAATTTTAAACCTCTTAAAGACACTACAACTCTTACATCTTTAGCTAAAAACTTTACAGGTGGGTTTGTTCGTGGTATGGTACCTTTTGTACCACCAGATGAACAACCCAGAACTACTTATGAAGCTATAGCACAAAGCCTAGGACACCTAGCAGGTTTTGCTCCTAGCATTTTAAGTTTACCATTACGTGGTGCAACTACTGCGTTAAAAAGTGTAGCTGGATTAGCAAAGACTGCAGAAAAAGTAGAAAGAGCTGGTAAAGTTGGTATAGGATTTTTAGACAATTGGTCATTTCCAATGATGGGTTCTAGACTAGCTAAACGTGGATTAGAAAAAGGAATTACTAAACTAGAGCTAGATACTTTAGATTATATGAAAGCTGGAGGAGTAGGTAGAGCTATATCTGAAGAAGCTATAGGACTAGGTGCTGCAAGTGTAGTGTCTGATGTTTGGTCAGGCCCAGATAACTATATGAATACATTTATAGGAGGTGCGTTAGCAGGGGGTGTATTTGGTGGTATAGGAAACTGGAGATCTATAGCAAATAGATTAGGTGCTGCTAAAACTGACTTTCAAAGAACAAGAGCTGAAGATGCAATTAAAGCAGCAGTAGGTTCTACATTTCAAGGTTTGCCAACTACATTACGTGGTGAACCAATTGAAATGCAATTATATGAATATTTATTAGGTGGATTCTTTGGTTATAAAGCTAGACCAGCAGCAGAGGTAGCAGGTGGTCAGTTTATAATGGGAATGAAAACTACACAACCTGAGAATATATTTAAACCTGAAAATAATCCTGGATATTCTGATTTAAGTACACAATCACAATCTTATGTAAAGAAAAAGTCTACAGCACAAGCTGAAATGTGGTTAGATAAAAATTTTGATGGAGATCTTAATTCTATTATTAAAGAAAGACTAAGATTTGAAAATGATAGCTTTAGCAAAGAAGCTTACGATAAAGAAGTACGTAATTTTGCACATGAACAATACACAAAGAAAAGAGAAAATTTTGTTACAGAAGAATACGTAGATAAACCAGAAGTAGATAAAACTATGGATTATATGGATGATAGTGATGCTTCTGCAAGTATAAGTGTTCATAGGGTTGCAAGAAATGTACATAAAACTATTGATCCTGAGACTGTACCTTATGAAAATGTAGTCAAGGATATAAAACGTACTATAGAAGAATTTACAATTGAGAATGATGGAACAGTTAGAAAAACTCCAGATCCTGATGCTTTTGTACAAAGATTTAAAGATAATCCTATTTATTCTGAGTATCTTAAAAATCCTAACAATGAACGTAATTTTTATAAATTATTTACACAGCAAAATAAACAACAATATGAAGTTTTAGTTTTTAATGATGGAGACAAAACTGTAAGTACAGTTCAACCTTTTACTAATGCTTCTGGTAAATTCATTGGAGTGTCACAATACAATAGCCCTATTGTTGATATTTTTGGTGCTGGTAGAGGTTTTGGCTTTTTATCATATATAACTAAGCCTACAGAAAAAGGTGTCGTTTTTGAGGATATTTTTAAATGGAATCCTATTAAGAATGAATTTAATATAAAAGACACAACACCACTTGTAAAAGAGTTACATAAACAGAATAAATATATTTATGCAGGTATAAAAGATAAAAATAGTTTACTTACTGCAGAATTAATTGATAATGGTAGAACTATACAACAATTATCACAATTTACATCTAATCCTAAAGAGCTTATTGATTACTACAACCAGTCTGAAAGTAAGTTTGTTAGAAGGTATAAAATAAAAAATGCTAAAGAAATTCATGAAAGACAGTTTGTTTCTAATATATTGCATGAATTAATTAATCATGGATACCAAAGAGGTGGACAAGCAGATCTTCGAGCATTAGATAAGATTATAGACAAAAAATATTTTAAAGATGCTGTAGATTTTAATAAACGTATGCAAGGATATGTAGAAGCAAGTGGTATGCCTATGAATCCTAATACATTTAGAGAGTCAATAGGTAGTAAAGATTTAAGATTTATGATCTTAAGAGATAAAGATTTTAGTCCTGATATAACAGGAACTATATCGGAAACAGATGGTGGATTATTTTTTAGACCAGCTGTATTTAAAGATATTGTTAGAGTTATGGGATTTGATGCTAAAACACAAGACAATGTAAAACCTGTTGTGATGGGTAAATTAAATGGAGAGGATGCAGGTACATCATTTGATAAAGGATTAGTATTTATAAAAAGCTCTGGTAAAAATGCTGAAGGTCAACCAGCTTTAAATAAATTAATTAAAGATAACAATTTAGATTTTATAGTATTTGAATCTGCAAATAAAATAGAAGGAAATACACAACCTACTGCATTTAGATATGAAAATGGTAATTATGTATTAGATGGAAATGCTAATATACAAAAAGTTGCTATTGAATCATTAAGAATAAATCCTTCTACCTATGAAGATGTATATAAAGGAACTAAAGGTATAAATATACCAAGACAATTTTTTATAACATTAAATGATAAGCAATCTCCTAAGACATTGCAAAATTTTATAGATCATTATTATAAAGATTTGCAGGGTACTAGAGAAACTAAAAAGCTTGTAGAAGATTTTAATAAAACAAATGATATAAAACCTATAGAAGAATATTTAAATAAAGATTTTAATAATTTAGATAAAATGCCTTTGTCTTTTGTTATAAAGCAATTAGGTAAATCAACTCCAGATAGTAATGTATTTAGACGTGCTTTACAAAAAGTTGATGCATTAAATGATAAACAATTAGAATCTTTTAATTTTGATGGTAGTAAGTCACATTCTTTTTATCATGATTCTGTTTCTAATTTATCTGGACTTGCAAATGGTAAGTATGCACCATATACCTTTTTTGAAAAAATTAGTGGAGATTACTTAAACTCGATTAGAAAATATATAGTTAAAAGAGTTACTACGCCTTTTTGGCAGTATGGTGGTAAAGGGTGGCTTAATCCTGTTACAAAAGATGTTTTTGATAGTGCAGATATGATTAATAAAAGACCTGTAAAGCAAGGTGAAATACTTTTAGATGCAGGTCATAAAAAGATGCCAGTAAAAATAGATCTTACTGTTGAACAAATTAAAGATTTAAATTCATTAAAAAGAGGAATAAACCAAGATGGAGAAACTACGCTTGGTCATTTATGGAATTTATATAAGATATCGCAGAAACCTGGAACTCCAGAACAGTTTAATAAACTTCAATTACTGGGCAAAAATAATGTTAAGGAACTTAGTACTAAACTTGACAATGCTCTTGATCTTCTCATTATACGTGTTCCTGCTGATTCTCTTAGCGGAATACGTGCAGTTAAATTTAAGGGATTTACGCAACATAAAGGAGCTGGAATTACAACCAACAAAGTTGAAGATAGATACCTGGGTGGTGCAGACAAAGATGCAGACTCAGCATTTATTATACAAGGTGGAGAAAGAAATCATATAAAAGAAGTTGCAAAATTACGTAACGAACGTAAAGAATATAAAGAAGAAGAAATAATGTCCAGGTTTTCAACAAGTGAAAAATTACCTGTATATTCTAAATTTAGTCCTATTGATAGATTAAGAGCTTATCAAACAGGTAGACAGGGAGCTGATCAAAGAGGTGGCGTAATTGCAACTAGAGATTCTTTATTTGAGCTATACTCAAAAGCTTTAAACAATAAAGGAATAATAGATTTAGGTCAAGGTATAAAATTAAAATTAAAAAAAGATGGTTTTGAAAGATTTGTAGAAAATGTTTATGGAAGTATTAATGTAAGTAATGATAGTACAAAGTATATTAAAATTAAAAATACTAATGAAATTAAAAATACATTGTTTAATGATTTGTTTACTATAGAAAAAAATGGTACACAAGTAAAGTTACAAGCAATACTTAAGAATCCTAATTTTAAATCTAATCAAGCATTTTTTAGTATGTTTAAAACTAATCCTTTTAATCAAAAATATAAACAATATCAAAATTTAATTGACATGTCTAATCAGTATGGCAATCAAGAATTTTTTGGAGCAGCAGGAAGGCAGTTTAAAAAAGCTGTAAGTGAAGGTATATTTGCAGATATAAGAAATCTTGAATTAGCAAAAGATATAAATATTAATTTAAAAAAAGGTGTAAAAGAATTTACGCCAAGTGAACAAGAGCAAAAATTTTTAAAAGATTTTTTAGGAATTGCAGAATTACCTGTTAGTAGGTTACAATCTAGCAAAGATATAATATCAGACATAGGTACAAATTTAACTAAAGCAGCATCTTATGAATTGCTTGTAGATAAAGGATTAAATGTATATAGAGGTTTTTCTGAGAATAAAAGAAATAATATACCTAGTATTAAAAAAGCATTAGCACAAACATATAATAAAGCTAGAGAATTATCAAGATACACATTTCAAGCTACTAAAGATTTTGATACTAATAAATCATTTAGCATTGAAGATTTAGGAAAACGAATAGATGCTGACAAGAAAAAACTAATTAAGTTTGCTAATCAAAATAAGTTAAAACCAGAAGCTAGAAATGCTTTATTAAATTATTATGAAATAGCTTTGCTTAATCCTTACAATCCTAAAGGTGCAAATTTTAGCAGAACACATAATCAAATGTTTGGTTCTGAAAAAATATCAGATAATTCTAAAAAGCAGCTTATGGATAAAATGCAAGAGATATACGATAGACTTCCAGAAGAAGCAGGTGGAACTGCTGGTGATTTAGTTTTTTATGCAAAAATACCAAAAGAGTTTTTACAACCAATTACTGCAGATAGTAGAAAGCTTGTATTAGATATGGATAAAATGGTTTCTAATACTAATAAGATTGGTAAAACAATTAAAGGCAATAAATTTAAAGTAGAAGATTTAGATGCTATAGCAATTAAAGATGCTGATTATAAAGATCTTAAAACATTAAGAGATCATTTAAAAAATAATCCACAAGTAGATAGTCTTAATGAATTTTTTATAGACTTTACTGCAAGGCAAGGTAAAGCAAAAGACTTGACTTTAATTAACATGAATGATGTAAAAGCATTGAATGATTACTTTGCTTATGGTGAGAAAGGTGCTCAGGGTAGATTTAAATATGTTAACTGGTTAATAGATCCTAGAACTATTAGTGAGAAAGAGTTACAAAAAACAATACAGAAATATGAAGGTTATGTAACATCCGTAGATACAGCAAAAGGTGTAGTGCAAAAGAAAGTTGCTAGATACATGACACCATTAGAAGCTATAAGAGAATATTTTAGAAGTGCTATTAGATTGCAAAATGCAGACAATAGTAAAATATCACAAGAAAATAGAAGAGTGTTAGACTTTGAAAAGTATGGACTTAGTGTAAATGAAAAGCAGTATATATTTGAACATATATCTAAAATTAGAAATCCAGAACAAGCTGATGTATCTAATGCTGCTAAAAAGTTTTTAACTAAAAATATTAAAGGTAAAACAGGTCAACAGTTAGTTGATGAATACAATAATAAATTTACAACCTTAATGAATGATATAGGTAAGTACATTTATACTTATGATAAAAAAGGCAATAGAATAGATTTTAAGAAAGAAATAGATAGTTTAATTAAATATGATAAAGTTATACAGCTAAATGATAATATTAGATTTGATAAATCTGGAAGATTTGATTTTAAATTATTTGAGAATACAGTATTAAAACCTGTGGTTACTAGAAAAAAAGCTGATGTTGTTGGTATTGAATCTGTTCTTAGATACCAATATGAAAAATTATTAGAAAATAATATTAAATCTAAAACTGCAGCAGCTAGAATAGAGTATAGGCAAAAAAATAAATTTGAAAATTTTGCTTTTAGATTTATAGATCAAGACAAGTATTTTCCTAGAACTAACTATGGATATAATGAAGCTGCACAAAAAAAGATGAACGCAAGTATTGATAAATTAGTAAAAGAAGGTAAAGATAAATACGAAAGATTATTTCAGTATAAAGAAAATACTAATAACAATAGTGCAAGAGTAGAAGATAACTACCTAAATATGGTATATGAACTTGCAGGTAAAAATTATAAAGATGTAGGATATAAGAATAAACCTAGAAACTTGTTACAACGTGGTGAAGATTTTATAGATGGTTATGATATAAGACCAGAAGTTGTAGATACCTATAGAGCACAAGTTGTACGTAGTTATTATAATAATTTAATAGCTACTTATGGTAATAATAGAATACAAGATTTTAAACTAAATAATACTGCTTTAAATAATAGTAATGCTAAACAGTTAGCTGCACTTAAAAAAGCAGGATATAAAGATAATACAGATGTATGGGGTGATTTTTTATATATTTATTTAAAAAATGGATTAGGTCATCCTTCTTTACTTACAGACAGAATTATTAAATCTATGAAAAAAGGAGATCCTTTACAGCTTAAGAATAATCCATACTATCTTACATCTGATTATGCTGTAACTAAAGCTTTAGAAAAATTATATCAAACTGGCAAGTTTAACAAAATGCCATTTCTAAACAATGCACCTAAAGAAGGTGAAGCAAGGAGAGATTATTTTGTAAGAAGATTGCATGACTTAGGTATACTAGAAGCTAAATACAATCTACTTACATTGCTTGCAAATACAGGTTCTATGACTACTAATTTGTATGGTGGTGCTACAATGACAATAGGTAGTGCAGGTATGAAACACCTTATAGATAGTAAAAGAAATAAAGTTGTAGTTGATAGATTGCTTACAGATGCTAAAGGTAACTTTGTACTTAAATTAAAAAATGGTGATCTAGTTAAAACTAGAAATGATCTAAAGTTATGGTTAGCTGAAAAAGGAGTAATCGATAGTTATATACAAAATGAATTTGAATACAATACAGATCTTAAAACTAACATATCTCAGTTAGGTAAGAATAGTAAAAACTTTATGAGAGATTTAAAAGCAAGTATTAAAAGAGGAGATAGAGATGAAAGTATATTACAACTTGCTGAACGATATGGCATAAAAGAAAAAATGCTAAAAGCTGGTGGATTTTTTATGAGTTTTTCAGAAAGAGTAAATCGTGTTGATGCTTTCATAGCCCATGCCCTTAAACAAAAAGAAAGATTAGGATCTAGAGGATTACATGCTAATTTAAAAGATAATTCTATATTTGATGCTGGATTAAAAGGTATTGAAACTACACAGTTTTTATATCACAATAGTTTTAGACCTGCATTTATGAGTACAGCTTTAGGTAAAATGCTAACACGTTTTAAGCTGTTTGCTTTTCAATCTGTTATAACTAGAAAAGAATTCTATAGACAAGCCAAAGCTTATGGATTTAAACCAGGCAC